TAGGATTAACACAAGCTGAAGCAACTGCATTAACTGGTTATACACCACCAGTAGCAGAGTAATTAAAATCTTAAAATCGTAGGAGAATAATAAATGAGTAAAGCTAGAAATATAGCTGATTTGCTAGATGCAACAGGAGATGTAGTATCTAGTGCATTAGATAATGTTCCACCAAGTGATAACGCAAGTTCATTAACTACTGGTACATTACCTGTAGCTAGACTAGCTGATGGTTCTATTACAGGTACTAAAATATCTGATGGTTCTATTACAAATGCTAAACTTGATAATGATGCTAAAGTTGTAAAATCAGCTTCAGCACCATCTACTCCAAGTGAAGGAGATTTGTGGTATGATACAGGAGATGAAACATTAAAAATATATTCAAATACAGATAGTGCTTTTGTTAGAGTTGTTAAAGTTATACCAATAATAGAAAGTATTTCTGGTAGTATGTTTAATGCAACAGCAGGAAATTTAACTTTAAGTGGTTCAGGATTTTTAAGTTCTAATTTAGTAGTATCATTTACACCTAGTGGTGGTTCAGCATCTACTGTAACTGTTACACCTACTAATGATACAACTGCTACAGTTGCTGTTCCTAGTGCAATTTACAATCAATCAGTTAGTACAGTAATTTCAATTTCAGTTCAAAATTCTGATTTTAAAAATTCTAATTCTATAAATAAAACAGTTTCTGCATTACCAAGTGGAGGAACAATATCAAATTCTGGTGGTTATCGTATTCATACATTTACATCATCTGGAACATTTACTACATCAGATACATTAAATAATGTAGAATATTTAGTTCTTGCAGGTGGTGGTGGCGGAGGAAGTCGTCATGGCGGTGGAGGCGGTGGCGGAGGCTATCGTTGTTCTGTAGTTGGAGAAAATTCTGGTAAAAGTTCAAGTGCTGAAAGTAGGCAAACTATAAGTGCAGGTTCATATACTGTAACTGTTGGTGCAGGTGGTGCAGGAGGAATAGGAGATACAGGTTTAACTGGAGTTGGAAAAAGAGGAGGAAACTCATCTTTTAATGGAATTACATCTACTGGTGGCGGTGGAGGTATGAATGATGGCGACCCACAAACAGAAAAAGATGGTGGTTGTGGTGGTGGTGCTGATTATGGCACAGTTATTGGTATTGGTACAGCAGGTCAAGGTTATGATGGTGGAACAGGTGCTCAAGGCTCTCCTGGTTATCATGGCGGTGGCGGTGGAGGTACTGGTCAAGTCGGTGGTAATGGTGTTGGTAATACTTCTGGTTCAGGAGGAAATGGTACAGCATCATCTATAACTGGTTCATCTGTCACAAGAGGTGGCGGAGGTGCAGGAGGAGTTCATGTCTCTGGTACAGCAGGTTCGCCTGGCTCTGGTGGTGGAGGTGTAGGTTCAGCAGGTACTTCTGGTGCAACAAATGGAGGAACTAATCTTGGCGGAGGCGGTGGAGCTTTAGGAGATGGAAGCGGTAGTTCTGGCACAGCAGGTAGTGGTGGTTCTGGAATAGTAATAGTGAGGTATCAATTATAATGGCACATTTTGCAAAAGTTAAAGATGGAATAGTTACTAATGTAATAGTAGCTGAACAAGAATTTATAGATAACTTAATAGACCATGAAAGAGGAAAATGGGTACAAACTTCTTATAATACTCATGGTGGAGTTCATACTTTAGGTGGAACACCTTTAAGAAAAAATTATGCAGGTATTGGTTTTACTTATGACCAAGAAAAAGATGCGTTTATTCCACCAAAACCTTATCCATCATTTATTTTAAACGAAGATACTTGTCTTTGGGAAGCACCAGTTGCTAAACCTACAGATGGTCAAGAATATAAATGGAATGAAGAAACAACTTCTTGGGACTTAGATGAATAATGCCTAGAAAAAAGATTACACCAAAAGAATTTAGCGAAGTCGCTACTGGTGTAAGACTTTCATCACATGAGAAACTTTGTGCTGAACGAATGAACAACATTTTAAAATCTATAGATGAAATGAAAAAAGAAATTAAGTCGTTAAGACAAGATGTTTCTATGGGTAAAGGTGGACTAAAAGTTATCCTTGCACTTGGAACATTAATTGTTGGTATTATAGGGTTCTTTCAATTTAAATGAAATATTTATTAGTGCTGTATATGTGCAGCATGAATACTGGACAATGTCCTTCTCATACATACGCAGGTTATCAATTTAATAATCATTACGATTGCGTCATGAATGGATATGCAGTTGCTCAAACTACATTTAAACAATTAGAAGAAAATTTAGAATGGGACAAAGAATATATAAACGAAAACAAAATCGTTATTAAATTTGAATGCCGTGGGATTAAAGTGGAGAATATATAATGGGATTACCAATATTAAAATTATTAACGTTTGGTGTTAAAACAGCAGCAAACATTTATCAAACAAAAAAAGAAACAAAGCAACTTGAAGCAGTAGCAGAGAGAAACCATGTAGAAAGGATGGTCAAAGGTGAAGTCGAATATAAGAAAGCTATTATCGCTAGTAATGATAATGGTTGGAAAGATGAATTTGTCTTGGTTCTTATATCCATTCCTATTATTCTATTGGCTTATTCTGTTTTCTCTGACGACCCTAACATACGTGCTAAACTAGATATTTTCTTTGAATATTTTTCTAATATGCCTTTTTGGTATCAGGGATTATTCATAGGAGTAGTTGGCTCAATATACGGACTTAAAGGTGTCGATTTAATGAAAAGGAAATAGAAAATGAATTTTAAGTATGACTTAACGAAAGCAATCAAAGAATTTATGAGAAAAAAGTCTGCTGATGCTCAATTAAGAAAAAGAAGTATGGATAGTGTTGCTCGACCTAGAGCAAAGAAAAACATACTAGCTAAAAGTAAGGACTTACAAGGTATATGAAAATAAACGAAAACACTAATGTAGCATTACCAATTAGAAATTTATTATTTATAATAGGTGCAGTTGCTATTGGTGTTTGGGCTTATTTTGGTGTTATTGAAAGATTAAATAAATTAGAAACTTCAGATACTTTGTTTGAAGCAGATTTATTAAAAAAAGCAGAACAGACACCCAAAAATTTAGAAATTTTCATGCTTATCGAAGAGTTATTTTCTCAAGTAGAAAAATTAGAAAAAAACCAGGAGATGAACATGAGTAATAAAATTAAAATAGAATTTATAGATGAACAATTAACTAAAGCACTAAATGATATTGAAAAATTAAAAGATGCTAACAGAGAAATGAAATATACAAACGGTAGTCAATGATAGAAGTAGTAGTTGCATTGTGTATGTTTATTCAAGGTGAATTAGTTGAACATCGAGTAAAAAATAAAATGTCCGATTGTTTAGAAGGCAAAAGAACTGCTGAAAGAAACAATGGGTCTAACAACATTCAATACAAATGTGGAAAAGTTAAAGCAGAAATTTCTGTAGATTCACAAGGGTATAAACACATCGAAAATATAATTAAGGAGTAGTAAATGATGATATTTGGTGAAACACCTAGATTTTATAAAAACAAAGTAAAAATATTTATTGCAGATAACAAAAAGTTAGTAATTGCTTTTGTTGTTTGGTCAGCAATATTATTGGCACTATAGTTATGTCAGACAAACCTAATTCGTTTGAAGCCAAAACAAAAGTTCTACCTAAACTTTTAGTAGACAAAGCTTATGAGATGTTGACTAGTGGTGAAAAACTTACAGCTAGTGAATTAAAAGTTTGTTTAGATACTTGCAAAACATATGGAGTAGAAGTAGATGAACAACCTCAAACAAGTATCACAGACAGTTTACCATTTGACGAAAGCTAACATTCGTTGGATTGGATTTCTATTAGCCGCATTATCAGTAAGCATATTGTCATCCACTGTCGTGAAAGTTCAATGGATAGGTTGGCTGATAGGTGCAGTTTCGTGTTCTATTTGGATATTTATATCTTTTAAGGACCAGGACAAACCTAGAACTTTAATGGAGTGTATGTATTTACTATTATCACTCTACGCTTGTTACAATTGGTTTAATTATGAGTAAAAAAACAAAAACAATAGAACCTAGTGTTAAGAATTTTAAAAACTTTTTATATCTTGCTTGGGAACATTTAAATTTACCTAATCCTACGCCTATACAGTATGACATAGCAGATTATCTGCAAAATGGGTCTAAACGTATAGTAATAGAAGCTTTTAGGGGTGTTGGTAAATCTTGGATTACATCAGCTTTTGTATGTCACCAACTTTTATTAAACCCACAAAGAAACATTCTAGTAGTATCTGCAAGTAAAAACAGAGCAGATGACTTTTCTACATTTACACAAAGACTAATTAGTGAAATGCCATTGTTACATCATTTAAAACCTAGGGATGACCAACGTCATTCTAAAGTTTCTTTTGATGTTGCACCGGCTAGAGCGTCACACGCACCTTCAGTTAAATCTTTAGGTGTTACATCGCAATTGACTGGTTCACGTGCTGATTTAATTATTG